AGCCACTGGTGTCACCGATGACAAGTTAAGGCCCGCTTTATCTAGGTTGGCTCTTTCCACAGGTGACGTTACGAAGGCTCAAGATTTATTAAGTCTTGCGCTAGATATTAGTCAAGCAACAGGCAAAGGCCTTGACAGCGTCGCAAATAGTCTAGGCAAGGCTTATGACGGCAACACCGCTGCACTAGGCAAATTAGGTATTGGGCTATCGTCTGCCGAATTAAAATCTATGTCATTTACAGAAGTACAAACAAAACTTTCAGATTTATTTGGTGGAGCAGCTGCGGCTAATGCGGACACTTACGCAGGCAAAATTGCAAGACTTAAAGTTGGATTTGATGAGGCAAAAGAGACACTAGGCGCTGCGTTACTACCGCAACTAGACAAATTTGTAAGTTTTCTAAATTTACAAGCCTTGCCTAGTTTAGATTTAATTATTGCCGGTTTTACAGGCAGAAAAGGATTTAGTAATGCAATAGGTGACTCACAATCAAGTGCATTCAAATTAGGCGCGGAAATGAAAAACCTTACAAAAACATTTTCTAGTTTTTTTTCTGTTTTTAGTTCGGACGGCGCAGATTCTTTAGGTGGATTTTTAGGCGTCATTCAAGGTCTAGTTAAAGGCATAACAGCCGTTTTAATACCTTTCCAAATTGCTCTTGATTTAATTGTCCGATCTATAAACGAGTTAATAAAAGTCATCAATTTATTTCCAGGGCAGGACTTAAAACCATTGAGGACTATTGTGACTTTGCCAGGTGATCCGCAATATCAAGCTCCGACGGCAAGGCGGTCATTTTCTGGCGGTTCAGGCGGTTTTAGTAGTACTTTTGACACAGGTGTAGGTGCAAGCGGTGGCTCTGGCACGGGATCAGTGCCAAGTCAGCCAACATTAAATCCTGGAGTCGTAGCTGCGGCGTCTGGTGCTGCGATGAGTAATCAATACTTTAGCGGAGCAATAAATACCGGATCAAGTAATTACGGCGGCCTTGGCGGTGCTGGTGTGAGTGGTGGTGGCGGAGCGCCTGTAATCAACGTTACAGTAAATGGCGCGCTGGATTCTGAAGGCACAGCTCGCACAATTGTCAATACCTTAAATGATTCATTTTATAGGGGCACAGGCGGGGCAAACGCTTTTGCATTAGCTCGAGCATGACTCAATGGGCGCCAGTCTGGCGAGTCAAAATTTCAGGTGTAGACGTTACAGATTCAGTTTTGGCTAGTCTTAACATTACATCTGGCCGCACAAATATCTATGAGCAGGCTCAAGCCGGATATTGTCAGATCACGTTAATCGTGTTCAATCAAGCTGCCATTGGCTACGAGATAAACGATACTTTGTCAGTCGAGGTTCAGGATACGTCTGCCGTTTATCAACCTATCTTTGGCGGCTCAATTGTGGATATAGCTGTAAGCGTGTCAGAGGTCGGCTCAAGCGCGTATACGCAAGAGGTAACAATTACTGCCTTGGGAGCTCTAGCAAGGCTGCAAAAGGCTCTTACAGACGGCGTTTTGACACAGGATTTTGACGGCAATCAAATTTACACAATTTTGTCAGAAGTGCTTTTTGCTCAATGGCAAGCAGTACCGGCTGCGCTTACTTGGGCAACTTATAATCCGACAGTCACCTGGGCCAATGCTGAAAACACAGGCTTGGGCGAAATAGATACTCCTGGCAATTATGAGTTAGCGCAACGCCATTCATCACGAATCGTTATATATGAGCTTGTGTCAGCCCTGGCGACTTCTGGACTTGGATACATCTACGAGGACGCGAACGGCCTTATTGGCTATGCGGATTCGACACATAGGACAACATATCTTGCGGCCAACGGCTACACGGATCTAACAGCGAATCAGGCTTTAGGTCGGGGCATAACAATTAAAACTGGGGCCGGTGATGTTCGCAATAACGTTACAATCAAATATGGAATAGCCAGCGCCAGCGAAGTTAGCGATACAGACGCAACGTCCATTGGCCTTTATGGCGACTTGGCTCAAATCATCAGTACTACAATAAAACATGCAGCAGACGCCACTAGTCAAGCCGCTTTTTACCTAGATTTAAGAGCTTATCCACAACCAATATTTGACCAAATCACCTTTGCCTTGACAAATCCAGAGTTAGACAATGGCGATCGAGATAGCCTAATAAATATTTTTATGGGGCAGCCAATAGCATTAAATGACCTGCCCTTAAATATGGCAGCAGGTACTTTCCAAGGCTTTGTCGAGGGCTGGACTTTCCGCGCCAGCTTTAATGAGCTTTCAATTACTTTGCTTATGTCTCCGGCGTCTTATTCATTGCAGGCTATGCGCTGGAATGACGTGCCAATAAATGAAACCTGGTCAAGCGTGTCGCCAACCTTGACATGGGAATATGCCACAATTGTCTCATAAACTGAAAGGAAAATAAATGGCTAATCCAACAACTAACTATGGCTGGCCAATGCCATTAACCACATCTTTAGTTACAAATTTACCTGCCGATTTTGCGGCATTTGGTCAACCAGTAGACACATCTTTGAAAGCTCTTAATCCTGAAACAACTCTTGGAGACATTGCTTATAGATCATCAACATCGAATACTAATACGCGTTTAGGTATTGGATCAACTGGCCAAGTGCTTACTGTTGCTAGTGGCGTACCGTCATGGGCAACGCCAGCTGCAAGCGGTGGCATGACTTTACTCACCACGACAACTTTATCTGGAACATCAACGACAAGCGCAAGTTTTGCAACTACTTACAAAGAATTAGTTTGTCATTTTTACGGCTTAAATACGTCAGCGTCAAATGAAATCAGGCTTAGAGTAAATAGCAACACAGGCAGTAACTATGGAATGGGATATTTTTCTGATTCCAATACTTCCTTTACTCAAGATAATGGTGCTACGTCATTGAGAGTGGTTGATTATTTTGCAACTGTTCCAGGATACGCGGTCGGTGAAATAACAATTCCGCAATATGCAAACACTTCTTTGACTTCTAAATCTTGCTTTGTAACGCAAAGCAATACTTCAGCAAGACGAATGATTAGCATTGGTTACATAACTGAAACTACAGCTATCAGCACATTGACGTTCTTTTCAACTTCCACAATAAGCGGCACAGTCCTAATCTATGGAGTAAACTAATGACAAAGCCAATGGTAAGAATCTACACAGACGCAGAGAACTTCATTGATCGTGAGATGAATGCTAAAGAATTTTCCCAATATCAGGCAGATGTAGAAATTGAAAAAGCCAAGATTGCCGAAGCAGAAACAGCGTCAACAGCTAAAGCTGCCCTTTTAGATCGTTTAGGCTTAACAGCAGATGAAGCCAAACTTTTATTGTCATGACTTATCCGCACGGTACAGCCGCAGCTATTATTGAAACGGCATTGGCAGAAGTTGGCACAGTAGAAAAAGGCGACAATCTGACAAAGTACGGCAAATTTACAAAAGCCGACGGACTGCCTTGGTGTGGTTCTTTTGTCAATTGGTGCGCAAATGAAGCTGAAATTAAAATTCCAAGCATGGTCAGCACAGCTATAGGCGCGCAAAAGATGAAGGATTTTGGCCGCTGGAGTGAAGTGCCAAAGCTAGGTGACATTTGCTTTATGGACTTTCCACATGACGGCGTTGATCGCATAAGCCATGTTGGAATCGTGGCCAAGTTAGGCTTGAAAAGCGTTTTCTGCATTGAAGGCAATACATCAAGCAATGGCGACCAGCGCAACGGTGGAATGGTTATGATTAAAGAGCGATTCTTAGGCAAAGAAATAGTAGGTTTTGGTCGTCCAAAGTATGTCGAATATGCCGGAGAATTACCAGTAGTAGAGCTACCAAAGGCCACTACTAAGGAGAAAAAACGATGAAAGAATTGAAGCCAATGCTGGCAAGCTATGCCAGGTCATTTATTGCGGCAAGTCTTGCGGTCTACATGGCCGGCGTAACAGATCCAAAGGCAATTTTGTCAGCTGGCGTTGCAGCTCTTTTGCCAGTCCTAATGCGCTGGTTAAATCCTGCGGATAAGGTCTACGGCCGCAAATGACAATAGGCGAATGGACAGCGGTTATAGGTTTAGTTTTGGCAATCTTAACTGCCGTCTATTCGTCGATGAGATTTATGGTCAAGTCAATAATGCGAGAACTTACTCCGAATGGTGGCAAGAGCCTCAAGGATCAAGTTTCAAGAATTGAGACAAGGCTTGACCAGCTGATATTAGAGCTGGCCTTTCAGTCAAAAAAGGATTAGCGACACGCCCAAGATTACGCGTAATCCTTGACCTTGTCAGAGCTTGCCGTCATGCTTTTATCAGCGACACCAACAAGGTCGCTACGGGAGCAATATGTACAGCATGGGCGAAGTATTTATGTGGGCTTTAATTGGCCTAATTTTAGGCTACACAGTGGGCTACACAGTAGGGCTAAGAGAAGGCAATCGAGTCGGCTACGTACGCGGCAAGATTACAGCTAGCAAGTGGGCAAACCGATCATGAGTTTCCTGGACAATTACGAGGGCGTGGCCGACAGAATTAAGCGCTTTTGGGCTACTTATCCAAATGGCAAAATTCACACGTCAATCATTGACGTTGACATAAAGGCAGGTTATGTACTAATTGAGTGCCGGATTTATAAAAAGTACGAGGACGAGCAGCCAGCCGGCATTGACTACGCATTTGGCAACGTGGCTACCTATAACGTCAACATGAAAAAATGGTTTGTCGAGGACACAGTGACTTCCGCAATCGGACGCTGCGCCGGTCTAGTGCTAGGTACAGACAATCGGCCAACGCAGGAAAACATGCAACAGGTCGAAAACATCGACGTTGACATAGTACGCAAAAGCGCAGACGAGGTAGATCTATGGGCTTCGCCAATCTACGAAAATGTTGTGCCAGCCGGTGCGGCAATCGACGAGATTAAATCGCAGCTAGGCGGCGTCCAGGTAGCAGCTGCGCCAATCTGCCCACATGGTCACATGATTTGGCGAGCAGGCGAAAAGGCTGGCAAGGCCTGGGGCGGTTATATGTGCGTCGAGAAAAGCAAGCCTAAGCAATGTGCACCGCGCTGGTATGTACTCGCGTCAGACGGCCAGTGGAAGCCACAGGTGTAGTCATGGGCGACTTCGAGATGATTAACCTAAGCACAGGCGACCGCTTGCGGATTGATAAGGACGGCACAGAGCTGCGAGACGAGGTCAGTCCACCTGCCGTTGAATGGTGTGACAGAGGCCAGCACTATGCAGCAAAATTAGGCGGACGTGATGAGGGCGGCATTTTGTGGGTCTGCCTGGAATGTGGCCGCAATTGATCCGCATGA